GCGTTTCCAATCCCGCTACTAATTGCATTGGCTGAGCCAACTTGACCAGATGCATTAGCAATTGCAGAACCAGTAATGCCACTAGCAGCCGCAGCTGATCCACCAGTTGCCAAGTTTGTAATGCTTGTACCCAATTGATTGCCAAGGGTTGTTTGGTTGCCAGCTAAAGAATTAGCTAAATTACCTTGAACTTGATTTGCAGTTAACCCAATATTTGCAATGCCTGACAATGTATTGTAAATGCCAGTTCGCTGTGTCTGAAAATTGTTAAATGCTTGTTGATATGCATTTGAGGCGTAATCTTCGGCAAACTTAGTAGCATTGGTTGTAATGTTTGAACCACCGCCTGCAACGTTCATTTGTTGATTAACAGCACCCAAACCCTGCTGTTTCATAAACTCATAATTTGGGCTGAGATTAGAGTACAAATCAGCAGGCCCAAATTGTTTTGCAAAATATCCTTCGTTTGTTAAATCTTGTAATTGATTTGCGCCTTGTGTTCCAAGGTATTGATATGGCATCCCTTGTTGGACATTGGCGTTATACAGGTTGTTTAGGTAATTGTAGTTATTACCGTAAATTCCTTGTAATACAGGGATTTGTTCTGTTGCAGTATTTTGTTGCAATGCTGCGGCTCTTTGAGCTGCATCTGCTTGCGTATTAGCCGCACTTTTAGCAGCGTTGCCACTAATAACCGCCCCCGCTACTGATCCTACCGCTGCTGCTGCGAATCCCCAAGGCATATCAAACCCCTTTTCTATCTGACCGAATACAGACGATCATCGTCATTCGATCTTGGTTACTATTATTAATGACCCAATGCGAATACTTATTGTTAAACCAATAAACATCGCCAGGCTCGGTTACTAATTGTTCATTCTCAAAACAAAACGCTTGTTCAGGTGCAGATTGAAGTTGCACAGCATACTTATCGTAATAGTCGGAATGCCAACCACTATCAACGTGCGGCTTAACTTGTTCGCCTGGCGGCACTTTAGTAATCAAAACCCCGCCTAATCGCTCACCTTGAACTGCGCCCATCAAATCAAACACAATCTTTCTAATTGACGGTAAAGCATAAAATGCGTCATACCAAACAGAATCATGTTCTTCAGCAAAATGTTCAGGTTTGGTTAAATCGTCAATTGCTCTATACCTTGCCCAAATGTCGCTAATGTTTGAATGTGGGCATCCGTAGCCAATCGTTCGATCACGAAACATATCCCAAAGCCACGGCTGGCGTGTGATTTCATGCACCAACGATTCAACATTAATGCCTTTGGCTAGTAATCGAATGTGTTTATGCATCGCCACGCCTTATCAATACTTCATCAATTTTGCTTGAATCGGTTTCTTCAGTTGCGTGAATACAAAACCAAACACAATCCTCTAATGATTCAATTTGGTGATGAATACCCGCTTTAATTTCAATACAAACCGGTGCAACATATTCTTGATTATAATCATCCGTTCGCAAAATGACACGACCTTTAGCCAATATGCTCAAGTGCGAGTAATTATGGGCATGAGTGCCTGCAACAAATCCTTTAGGCATAAACATCTGTTTTGCGTACAAACCATCAGAGAAATGATGCACCGTTTGAGGATCAAACGCCCATGTGCCTTCTTTTTCAGCAAATTGTTCAGCAATATTCATACGATGCTTGTGATAATCCCGTTAGTTACTGTGATGGTCTTTTGAACCGTATCGCCTGATTTAAACGTGCCAGACGCACCTAAATTTTGCGTCACAATCGTGCCTAAACCTGTTACCTGTGTGTAAGGGATGCCAATGGTTGTATTTCCGGCCGCTGTAACTTGACCCTTTGCGTTAACAGTAAACGTTGGTATTTGCGAACCTGAACCATATGTTCCGGCTGTAACGCCCGAGTTAGACATACTGATTGTGACATTTCCGCTTGAGCCACCAACCGTAATACCTGTGCCGCTAGTTAACGCATTCAATACAAAGCCTGATCCTGTGCCAATTAGCAGCTGGGCCGCAAGAGGCACTTGCGATAATCCTGTGCCACCGTAAATAACAGGCACAATATTGTTGACGTTTACGCCCGCATAATTGGGGTTTTGCAGCCATAACAACCATTCTCTTGATGGCCGACCAGTTTGGGTATCAAGAAATGGCGACTGTGGATAAGTAATGTTATTGGTGGCCATTAGTTCTCACCAACGCTTGCTTTCAAGTTTGCCGAGACAATTACTGTCCTGACCGGATCAGATACCGAAACCTCAAAGACTCGGTCTCGAGCAAATCCAAGCCTGCGCCAAATTGCACGATTCTTGTACTTGCCGATTTTCCCGATACTTACCCAATGCTCATTTGACCAAGTCGAGCCACCGTCATTTGACCAGCGCAGCATTGCTTGTGGAGTATTGCCGACCGTTTCACCGTTAATACTGAAGTCATACCAAATCGTGACGACTTGCGTTGGTGCAATTGTGTACACCTGACTTGGTGCAATCACCAAAGTCGTTGGAGTTTTGTATTGATTCGTAAACGTTTGGCCAGTTAACCCAACGCCTGGCTGAAATTGAATCTGTAATTCATCAAAATACATCCGCTGAAAATCAGCGACTAGATGCGGAGCTCTACGCAATCTGCGTATCGTATTGCCGTTTTCGGTGTAATTGTTATAGTCGATGCCATAAACAATACCGTTTTGATAATCGCCGACTAGATTAACGCCATTAAAAAATGCCGCGCAATTGCCACGATGCCGGTGATATACACCTTGTGCATCAATTGACAACCATTTATGCCACATTTTGGTGGCTAGGTCATAAACCCAAGTAATGTCGACCGTTGGAAACGTTACAACGTAAAACTCGTGGCCTTCGATCTGATAAGTGTAAGCAATTGCATCAGAAATGATTTGATTGGTTAATGTAGCTTCAACGGCATGGGTTGATACCCTTTGGAATTGGTATCCAACAATACCGCCGATAATAGCTTGGCCGCGGGCATCTTTACTGACAAATAGGAATTGTTCAGCAAACCGAGCAACAGAGAACGGCGCAGCAATACCGTGTTGCAAAGATGTGCCAGGTATACGCGCAAACGGAAAAGATGTAATCCCTGCAATCTGATTACCAACGTCAACCCAAACCTCGGACGTTGTTTCGCCTAACAAGTACACTTGTCGATGGTCGACAATAACTGACACCAAGTTATCAGGCGCACCGTCTTTTGTGCCGTAATAACCGTTAGTCGATAGTGGACTGCCTAAGTCAGTTACCGCCCAATTTCGAGTATTTGGTTGGTTGTAAACAATATAGTTATCCACAACGTCAACAATATTAGCGCCCGTCCACGGCCCGTCTGAGGCAGGCATTTGACCAAATACGCTTGGGCTGACTTGCCAATAATAACGATTCACACCGTCGGCGATCATGGCTGTTAAGCCAGTCAGATTCATTACGTTATCAGTAATGGAAACGTAACCCGTTGACGTTGTTAGCGTGCCAACCAAATAAGTGTTATTGCTTGTGTCAATTGCATAAACATTAGCGCCCACAACAATGACGCAATATTGACCGCCAGATAATGTATGCATTCCTCGTACTGGCGCATTGATAAACTGAAACAATGCCGTGAGCCCAGGCGTGCCGTACAGAGCAACCACGCCTCGGTCACCGGGCTGCTTTAATGGATCAATTTCAGGATAAAAATTAATACATTCTTGCGCGTCCTGATAAATTGAGGGCGCTTCGTATGATGGGCCAACGAATCCGAAGTCAGGCATTATCTAAAGAATCCACCAGTAAGAATCCAACCGGCATCGCGCTGCCGACCTGAAAGCAATGCATCGCTAAATCGTGCTGTTTGCATTGGCCGCATATTTGTACGCTTAATCGTGCTTTTTGCTTGTGCTGCAAATCCTGTAATCATCGACGCTTGCGTACCCGACGCTTTGCCGTACATTGGCATTAGTCGTTCAGCCAAACACCATCTGAGCGCCATTGTGTAACCTTGGGGCAGAGTAATCGTGTCATACAGCGTTGTATACCGGCTAAAAATTTGATCGACGAAAACGTGCATTTCGCCCTGCGCTGGATTTGGCCACACATAAAAATTACCAAGGGTTTCGCTTGGCTGATAATAGATCGCTTTTGGCCACGGCCCATTAAGCGTCTTGAGCCCAATCATCTCGTAATCTTCAATATTCAATACCGCGACAGGATAATCCAAGCCACCGTTAACAATCGGCATACCGTTGCTGTTTGTATTGATTCGTACAAAAGCAGAATTCAGCGTGAGCGGACGTTGGTAGTAAGCGTTAATCGTCGTTGAGGCGACCGTTTGCGAGATGTTGACTGTGTATGTACCGACCTCGTTAATATTGCCGCCTGCGCCCGTGAGCATCGCCACAATGGTCGTGCCTGCCGCAATGCCTGTACCCGCTAAAGTCTGGCCAACCGATACGCCGCCCGAGCTGATGCCGGTTAACGTTAAAGTTGTACCTGAGATTGAGCCTGTGACAATAGCGCCAATCTGACCGCCTGGGCCAATCGTGTATTGAGTCTGCCCAGCCACTACGGGGAAGATGATTTCGTTTTTATAGAAAACCATCATATCTTCGTTTGACCATTGGTCGAGCATATCGTTCAGCATATCAAACGCATCTTGCGCGGCCTCTGGAGTCGGATTCTCACCCGCCTCTAATGCGCCAATGTCTTTCAATGCTCTCGAAACAATGTCAATTGGCTGCATATTAAACCTTTGGGGTGAACACTTGTGGCATCCAAGGCGCGACCACCGTGTCTTGTTTTAGTAAATTGTCCATCTGTTCTTGCAAGCGTGCCTCAATGATGTTTTTACCATCCCTTACCGCGGCCGCTTTAATCCAATCAATTACCATTTCTTCAGTAACGTCTTTAAATGGCACATCACCGGCAGAATCAAAATCCCAATTGCCTTCAGTTTCAATAACTTTATCTTCTTCAGTAATCGTGACAAAGTATTTGGCTTGCGTAATTTTTTCGCCATCGCCAATAATTGAAAGGATTTTCCAAGTAATCATGCAGTCCTCTGTAGCAAATAATAATAATTGCCGCCGGACAATAAAGAGCCGCCCATTGTTTGCCATGTGCCACTCAAGGCTGGCGTAAAAGTTGACCCTGCTACTGACGTATTGGGCGCATAAGACGTTGCCGAATAAGCAAATGCATACGAACCAATATTGTTATAAAGGGGTAAATTTGAAAATGCTAAACCTGTACCATTTGATATTAAAAATTGACCACTTGAACCGATAGAAGTTAATCCTGTGCCGCCGTTAGCTACAGCAAGCGTACCTGCTAGCGTCACAGCACCAATTGATGCCGTAGCAGGCGTTAATCCAGTTGAGCCACCGCTAATAGATGTAACAACGTTTTGACTTCCAACAGTTCCTGAAACGTTATCCCAAGCGCCAATTTGTACTGCGCTTGCATCTTGTAATACAAACTTATACGCCGATCCAACCGTTAACCAAATTTCGTTTGGTACGCGACCATAGGCATCGAGCACGACAGGGTTGGTATTTGCAATGTTGCCTGCGCTTGACGTATAGGTCGCAGCTGGTGAAGTCGTACCGGCCGCGTAGGTATAAATCATGCCACCCGCTAATGGTTGACCAGAATTGCTAAAGAATTGCCAACCTGCACCGGCAATTGCTGACAAATATACGCTAGACATTATTGAGCCACCCACGTTTTAGTTGTTTCATCCCACACATATAATTTGTCATCTGTAGGCATTGGTATAGGCGCTTGCCATAACCAATTTTCATCAAGAGACCAACTTGGATAAGGCTGCGGAGCATAAAAAACATCATTTGTGGCATCGTAACTGTAACCAATGCCTGCATAATTTCCACGCAATGGTACGCCACCATTTAAATGTTTATTGCCATGAGTGTTGTAACTTGTAACAATCCATTCGCCAGGAGATGAATCCACAAATGTTTTAAAAAATTCAGCATCAGCCACAATAACATTTGTAACTTTTCCATCAACAACTTTTGCATAATGACTCATAATTTTTCCTATGCGTTATATACGCCGCTTGTCGTAAAAGTATGGATCGTATTTCCACCAACAGATGTAACCGTTCCACCTGTGCCTCGTTGAGCGCCTGCATAGCTAATAATCACAATTCCTGAACCGCCAGCACCACCATTAGAATTTGTATCGCCACCACCGCCACCGCCGCCCAAATTAGTTGTGCCTGCACTTCCTGCGCCACCAGATGTACCTGAACCACCGCCGCCAACACCGCCCGTGCCTGGGCCAATTGAACCGCCTTGATAACCACCACCACCACCGCCGCCGGCATATGTAACTGCTGAACCCGACAAACTATTTGATGTGCCTGCGCCACCGTTACCTGCGTTTACTCCACCAATTGCACCAACTGCACTTGCACCACCACCACCGCCACCAGCGTTTACTCCACCCGTGCCACCTGCTGAACCTTGTCCACTTGTGCCAGACCCAGGGGCAGCACTAGAACCACCGCCACCGCCCGAACCACCGCCGCCACATGTAGTTGATCCAGAGCCACCACCGCCTGTTCCACCGCCTGTTGCAGTATATGTACCAAAAACAGAATTCGATCCTGATGTTGGGCCAGTTCCCGATATACCACCACTACCACCTGCTCCAACAGTTACGGTATAACCAGTTCCCGAGGCTAATGATGCGGTATTTGTTAATAAACCACCTGCTCCGCCACCACCACCATGATTCCAACCACCACCGCCACCGCCAGCCACAATTAAATAACTAACAGAATAACTAGGTGTTTGATTAAATTGAACCCAAGAAGCGCTAGTTGGATCCCACCATTCAGGAAATCCTGTAGTGCTATTTTTGCGAATCATTCCATTAACAGGGCTGGCCGGACGTTGAGCAGTCGTACCAACCGGAATAATTGCTGCGCCTGTCGTAGTGTCAGACAAAAGCAAAACGCCATTTGAGGCCGGTACAGTAATTGCGAGGGTCGATGCTGTGTCAGACCCTGTGAGTGCGGTAGACCCGCCAGATGCGCCTTGAAAGACAACAGTTCCCATGATATTTCCCTATGGTGCAATAATAATTGATGAGGCAGTCAACGCCCCTGTTGATGGGTTGTATTTTAGTTTAGTTGACGATGTATATAAAGTGCTTAGTGATCCGCTAGATGCGGCTGTAAATGACACATAACGTACGGCATTAGTAGTCGTATCGTCGGTAATTGTTGCGCCCGACGCTGTTGTCCATGTTGGTACTGCGCCTGCACCTGCCGAAGTTAATACTTGTCCTGACGTACCCGCTAAATTGTTGGGGAGTAGTGGCCCTGTAAATTGAACGCCACCCGTACCTTTTGGGGTTAGCTTTAAAGCAATGTTTGCGTCTGAGCCAATAGCCGCTAATTCGGGTGCTGCTGTAGTTGCTGCGCCTGTTGCTTGAACGTAATTAACTGCTGATGCCGCAGGGTTAATTTTGAATTGTGGGGCAAAATTGATTGTGTATAAAACTGCGCCTGTACCTTTGGTGTTAATGGTTAAGCCTACGTTGGCATCAGTACCATCTGTTTGAATTGCGGGATTGCCGCCTGCCACACTACCGTTTAACGTGAAAAAATTTACGCATGAAGCTATTGGTTTAACTTGCAGCCCACTATTAGCAACCGTACTCCCACCCAGCGCAACAACACCTGTGCCTTTGCCTGTCAAGACTAAACCGATATTCGCATCACTACCCTGCGCCGAAATAGTCGGGGCTGCGCCTGTAGCTGCGCCTGCCACTTGGACATAGTTAGCGGTAGATGCAACAATTGACGAAATAAGGCTGTTTGTAGTCAACCCCGTGCTAGTCAGCATCCCTGTCGATGGGTTGTACTGGTAACGTGTCGAGCTTGTGTACAGAGTCGACAATGTTCCAGATGTTGCAGTAGCAAATAAAGGATATTCAACTGCGTTCGTTGTTGTGTCGTCAGTTACAGCTATTGATGACGTTACCGTTGCCCAACTCGGTGCGCTTGTACCGTTTGATTTTAAAAATTGACCTGTCGTGCCGTTAGCAATAAATGCTGTAGCACCCGCACCCGTCTGATACGGTATTTGGCTTGCAATCCCGCCTGCCAAATTGGTCGCAGTCGTGGCACTTCCAACGCTTAACGCTGATTGAGCAGTCCAAACTGGCGCGGTCGATGATCCTGTCGTGGTCAGCACCGAGCCTGATGTGCCTGCCGATAAAAATGCCGTTGCTCCAACGCCCGATTGATACGGGATTGCATAGGCGCTGCCGCCTGCTAAATTCGTTGCATTCGTTGCATTTGTGGCGTTTGTTGCCGATGCAACCGCACCGCTAACAATTGATCCTAAAATCGACGTAATCCACGCAGGGTTTGAATACGATCCCGTCGTATAAACGCCGTTTGTCACCGTACCTGCATTGCCGCCGATAGATAAACTTGCAGCTGTGCCGGTCAATCCTGTGCCTGGGCCTGAAAACTGAGTCGACGCAGTAATGGTCGTGCCGCCAACCGTTGACCCGCTAATCGGCGTGCTTGAAATCGATCCCCCAGTAATCGCTACGTTATTGGCGTTTTGGGTAGACATTGTGCCTAAACCCGAAATCGCCGTGTTTGGAATCGTGGTCGAGGCAGTCATTGCTGACGTACCATTGCCGTAGACGTATCCTGTCAACGTTGTAGCGCCCGTACCACCATAAGGCACACCAATAGTCGAGCCATTCCATACGCCCGCTGTAAGCGTTCCTACGCCCGTAATTCCGGTATAGCTTCCGCTTAAATATGCCGAGCCAATAATGCCCGATGTAATCTGCGTGCCAGAGATTGCAATCGACGTATTTGTGACGCTTGAAATTTGACCGTATGCATTGGTCGTCAACACCGGCACGCTCGAGGCAGAGCCGTAAGTCGATGCTGTACCAACAGGCGTCAAGCTAAATTGATATGCGGTAAGCGTTAACCCTGCGCCTGCCGTGTACGTTGCATTGTTAGAAAACTGTACAAATGTAACGGCAGTCGTACCAAGCGTTCCATTAGGCTGATTTGTGTTTACCCATGAGCTGCCGCCCTGAGTTGTGCCGCTTTGCACAAACAAATATGCCGATGTGATCTCAGCCCATGTATTGGCATCGAGCGATCTAGTCCAAACGCCCGCGGCCGCGACATAAATACCATTGTTTGCAGCTGTGGATTGATTCTTAACCAGTACGCGATCACCTGCGACTGTCGTATACCCATCAATTGTCTGCAAGCCTGAAAGTGTAATATTGCCGGTCGTAGCGACTTGTGCAGGCTGTTTAAATGATAGACCTTGCGCGACCGCATCGACATAGTTTTTATTTGCTATATCTGTGCCGCCCGCTGGGGTTGTAACTAGTTGCCCTGTCGTGGCAAAAATATTGGTGAAAGTACCCGCACTTGGGGTAGTTCCACCAATGATCGTGCTGTCAATCGTGCTATTTGTAATCGTTAACCCGCTTTGCAACGGGTTTACTGTGGCGTAAAAAGGCTGATTTTGCCCAATAAAAGTATTGAAACTGTTATCAAGATTAAATAATGCCTGAACCGGCAGTATATTTTGGTCTACCGTTTTAGCCGGATCAGCCATTAAAACCTCTTACGATTGATCGTTGGTTGATGTTACATATAGAATGCCTGCCACAGCAGAATTACTAATTGCAGTCATTGAAAATGGCGTTGTTGGCACAGCTAAAACAATCGGCTGAGTCATCAACGGCGGTAAGACAAACCCGCCTGGCGTACCGTCCGTTGGAAATGTTGCGGCCGGTGCTGTTGCTGCATTCGATACCGCAATGGCAATCGGTGAAGCGCCCAAATTCAAGAAACTGGCAAAGTTAACTTGGTCGTTCGTTGTATCGTTAATCAAAACCGATGCGTGCGAAGTGTTTGTGACACTTAGCGCATAGGTCTGTCCAGCGGTGCGGATTACGCTTGTGTTGGACATGATTACACCGCCGTGGCTGGCAATGGCCCTTCAGCACGAACAATCTGAAAAACATAAGCGCCAGCAATTGGGGTAGCCGATGCGTTAGTAGCATTAACAAGTTGAATGCTCAAAATGCCGGTTGTGTAGCAATCACATTCGCCAGTAATAATGCCTGCCGTTTGCACGCCGACAGCACCAACACAACTAATGATGTCGGTTGTTTGTAAGCCAGGGATTGCAAAAGTCTGTACAGCAGATGTATACGATGCTACAGCTGCGGGAGTAATGCTTGGTTGAATGTAAAACGTGGATAACGCATTGCCGCGTGATAGGGTAGTTGATGGCATATCTATTTCCTTAAAAATCCCCCCCGACCGAAGCCGAAAGGGAAATTGGATTAGCTGAAGTCGTAACCGTAGACGTAAACGTCAACAGTAGCGGCTGCGCCTTGGGCTGTACCAACGTTCACATACAGGTTTTGACCAGACTGTGCGGCAGTCGATGCAACAGTACGCTGTGACACTACTGTCGAGCTAGTCAAAGCAGACAAGGCAGCGTTAGACACGATTGCAGTACCACCGGCAGCTGGTGCAGTAAACACACCGGCAGCGGCTGTAGTCAAGCTAACAGATGCGTTAGTCATAACCACGTTCGACACAGAGTAAGTCGTCGAGTTGATGATTGGCAAAACGGTATCGCCAGTAGCGTTAACGTTTACGCCTTGAAAATAAGCAAGCAAACGAATTGCCTGATTGCTCACCAAACCTTGTGGATGGTTGGTGTTTACAAATGCTGGGCCTGGATTACTCATGATGATTTCCTTTGAATTTTTGATTAACGGGGGGCGATTAACCCCCCACTAAATTAGGCTGCTACGCGGCAAGCGAGCTCAGGATACAGAGGCGCCCAGCCATACAACACATCAAGGCGAGTCGGGATCGAATCGTTGTTGATAGTGTATTGGCGAACAACACGCATCGAAAGACCGATTTCTTTGTCGCTTGCACGGCCTGCAAAGTGAACACCCTCGGGCAACTCAAGGTCAGCTACAGCCAAAGTAAATGCATTGCGGTGCATTACGATGTTCTGTGGGCTAACAGTACCTGTGTTGTTGAAAGGAGTCACGACAGCAGTCGATGAAGTCGAAGAAACCGACACGTTTTGGAATTGACCGGCAGTAATGATTGCAGGCGAAACCGTAACCGATGCCGAGCCACCCGAAGAAATGGTCACAGGTGCGGTAACAACGAAGTTACGCAGCTTGTTTGAGCCATATGCTTGACGGTTTTGTGGGTTAACAGCATAGACGTTAGCGATCTGAATCACGTCACCTTGGTTCAATGCGGCAGCAGCAGATGCGGCAGCAATGGTGATCGTTGAGCTTGATGCCCAGCCTGAAGTCAACGAACCAGTAAAGGTTGCGGTGTTGGTCGACAGGGTTGCAGATGCGTATGAACCAAAAGTCTGGCTCACAACGTTCTGATCCATCTTCCACTTCATGCCGGCCGAGTCAACGCCCATCAAACCTTTCTCGTATTGCTCGCTGATCTTAGCAGCAGGCATAAACAGACCTTTCAGACTGTCAACGATAGTGGCTGATGTAAAGGGCTCAACTAAGCATGAACGGCGACCATCGCGTGGAGCACCTTCAGCGTCAAGGTAAGCACCGGCGGTCAGGTATGTAATCAAACCAGTTGGAGGCGTACCAGCAGTACCAACGATGTTGGCGGTGTTGTTTTTAGCCATCACCAAACCGTCACGGTCGATCTTGTTGGCGATTGCAGCAACAGCAGGCTTCAGAACACGGTCGCTGAACATATCAAGCGACAATGCCAAGTCTTGGGTTGTAAACTGTGTGTCAACGTGGAATTGTGTCGACAAAGTCACAGGCACAGAAGTCTCGTTGAAATCTTCAACGTTAAGCGCTGGGCCAGTTGTACCGATAAAGCGACCAGGACGACGAACGTTAACAGTTGCACCGATCTTAGCGCCAACAACAGCGAATTGATCGTCATAGTTACGGTCAACTTCACCCGTAAATGTCAGTTCGTTCTCTAAAACCATTAAGGCTTCATTAGTAATTTTTGAAATAGTCAATAAATTATTGGCCATGATATTTCCTTTTAGATTAAGTAAATTCTATTTACCTGATCTTACCTGCCAATCTAGCTGCTTTCCATTGCTGATACGATCCGTGGAATTGTCCATCGCTATCCACTTTCACATCAACACCGGAATTTCCGCTTTTCAATGGCTTGATAGGCTCAGGTGCTTTTGATCTTGCAGCAACAGATTTACTTTTAACTTCGGGCTCAGTCTTTTCAAACTTAGCCTCTAGTTTCCCAAGTTCTCGTAAGGCTTTCTGAATCGGCATCGCTGTCAATTCGTTAGCAAACTCTGGATTCTCAGCAAGATGGTATAGGATTCGTGGCCCTACATCACTTTCTAAGATGGCATCCCGCACTTGGTCTGATACTCGGACGTCTGCGGACTGTACCATTTCCTCAAAGTCAGGCAATTCTGCTTTCGCTGCATCTAGGCGCTTTGCCCAAGTCTGAATGACCTGATCTCGCGCTTCGTTCGCCTTGCGTTCTGCGTCTTGCCTATCTCTGTCTGCTAAAGCCTTTTCTGCGGAAAACTCAGCTAGTGCCTTCGCGTACTCAAATGCGTCGGTAAACTGGCTGGGCTGAGGCTCTTGATTCACGTCTGCCTGTTTAGGGCTATTCTGTGTCTCTAGAGTTTTCAAACGGCTTTCTAGTGCTTCCCTTGCTTCGCGTTCTTTAGCGGCCTCTTGCCGCGCTGCTTCACGTTGCTTGGTTAACTCTGAAAACCGCTTTTCCAACTTTGGATTTTTCGGTTTATCTGTTACTTCCGCTTCTTTCTCTGCGTCGTGTTCACTCTGTTCATCTGCCTCGACTTGCGGCTCTGACTCGGTTTCGACCGGATCAGCCTCACTAGGAGCATCTGTTACAGCTAAACCCAACCTTTGGGCATTGAAATCGGCTAAATTTTCACTTGTTACTACATTACTAGCTTCACGTTCTGACATGAGTTGCCTCAAGAGTTTACCCAGTTGTGCCTAACTGGTAAGGTTTGAACAAATTTTAATACTATTTAAGCAAAATCGCTATTAAATTGCACGTTCAATCGCTTCACCAGACGCCGCCCGCAATGAGCGTTCGTCTAATTGAGCAAGCATTAACGCAAATTCACCTTTAATTTTCTCAATATCAAGCTGAGTTTGCGTCTTAATAATCGTATCGTGCGCCTTAACATCGACATTAAGTTTGGCAATGTCTCTGCGTTCAGCGTCGCGCATTTCAATATCGTGCGCTTTGGCTGTTTGACGCATGAGCTCGCGCTTAGTCTCGGCTTCTTCCTGTGCCTGTTTAATGCTTGCGCCGTATTTCATATCCATCGTCATCGCTTGCAGTTGTTGCTGCAATTGCTCGATGGTTTGTTTAGCGGCGGCTAATTGCATCTGAACCTGAGGCGGTACAGGCGATTTATCATCAACTTGCGCCATTGGGTTCGCCGCGGCCAGTCGGTCGGCAATAATATCAGCGCCAGGGAAGTCCATATTTCTGAAGATTAGATCACCGGCCTGAGTCATCAGCGCTGGATCAGCAGTTAATAACTGCATCATTGCGTCGACTGCCTCGGCACGCTTGGAGTTATAGCCTGGGCCTGTGTCCATCACAACGTCGTACTCGCCGACCGTTACGTCATTTAATACCTTAGCCACGCCTTGTTCGTCTTGGCCTTGCTCGTTTAGCGTCACCAGTTCAGGTTGACCGTCCGCGCCAATGATCCGCATAACTCGTTCTGTATCGTAAATTTTAGGGATCAGATCGAGCAAAATCTTGCCTGTCCAACGAATCGACCTGGTCAAATTGTCGTAATAGTGGAAATTGGTCATATCCACTTGTTGCTGCTGACCATTGATCGCTTTGCCAGACTGATTACCGTTTGGCAATTGCGACGGATCGTAAATACCAATCACCGCCATCAAATCAGCATTCATACCGGCAGCTGCGGCCATTGCACCGGCAGGTGGTGGTTCAGGCTGCAATCTACTTGGTGGTGGAGCTACGCGGCCATCAATGTCGGTTTGTTTGTAGCGCAATACTGGCGTGGCTTTGATATTAGCCTGCGCCCATTCGTTCTCATGTCCTTCGTCTTGGCCTTCAGCAAGTAACCATTTAGCCTTGGGTGCGAGTGCGACCGACTCGGTCATACTGGTTGCCCAATAGTTGTACATCCGCGCCGGGTCTTTGGCCATACGCACCAAGCCAAATTTCTTACGCTTGCTCTCAACCACCAACTGCTGACCGTAAATCGGCACAATTGGGATATATTTACCCGCCCAAACGCCTTCTTCGAGGATTTCCATCGCGGTCAACTTGCACCACTTAATCTCTTTTTTCCAT